GCTCTTCCGATCTCGCCTGTCAGACAGGGCGCTTTCCCCATGGAAAACGCCCTGTTTTTCTCTTATTTTACTGCCAGATGCAGCACGCTGCACGCAGGTATGGTAAACGCAATTCCTTTGTCCGTGATCTTCACATCTCTAAACTCTTTCACCTTAACAGTTTCCGGCTCCTCAAAAGTATTCATGGCATGCATCTCTTCCGCCAGCATGGTAGGTCGGTGTCAGCAGCATCTTCTCCCCTTCTGTCAGGATCACAGACTGGAGAACATTCACAAGCTGGGCCAATTTCTTGGATCTACAGAACTGCGTGTTTTCTCTCACCTATAGGTGTGGGTTAATGTATTGGTTGATGATTTCAATTTTTATTTTATTGTATGCAATATCACATAATTCTTCTACTCGGTGATTATCATTGTCAATATTCACAAATATATTAATATTGTTCAATTTAGTTACTGCATTAATATTGTAACCCCAATCATATGCTAAAACTTCTATATCTTGTAATGATAAATAGTATTTCAAGTATTCCTTAATATAATTTCCATTAAGTATTTTAAAATAATTATCAGTCATTAGTATTCCTCCTTGTTTATAATATTTAATACTTTTTCATTAATTCTTTTTCTACATATTCTACTTATTTGTATAATATCATTATTTTTAATAAATTGATAATCAAATTCATGCTCAATATTTATGAATGCCCACTTATATTTTACATATAATGTGTCCACTATAAATGAAACTTTAATATAATCATGTTTAAGCGCACTTTCTAAATAACCTTTTATATAATTTATTTCATATTCTTTCATTCCTAATCACCTACTATCTCACTATAATTTTCCATAATATCATTAGCTAAAGTATTAGCTATTAGTTTTAAATTTGGTTTTACTCCTTGTTTTACTACAAATTGTAATACAATATTTTTATTCTCAACCACTGCATGAATTTTATAAACGCAATATTCTTTAGTGATTGTAATTAAACTAATATTAGCTTTAAAACTTAATAAATACCTCTCTTTAATCATTTGGATAATTTCCAATCCTTCTTTATATGTTATCATATTCAATCTCCTCTATATAAACTTTACCATAACTTCCAAACATAACCATTACCAATTACTAAAATAATCAATGCGATAATTGAAATTGGTATTAACATAATACCAAATTTCAACCAATCTTCAACTCTATATCTTCTCATTATCTAAATTTCCTTTCTAGTAATTTTACACTGCATTCTTTAACATCTTCAACCAATAAACTAACTACATTAAAATCAAGTTTATCAAATTCTCTTATAGCAATGCAAGGTTGCTGATTAGAGTATCTATTAAATACTACTTCTATTTTGCCTTTAAACAAAATATTGTCTTTAGTGATTTTAATTTTTAATATTGTTACACCTGTTTCCTTTTCAATAATATCTTGTATCCAATTTAAATAGTTATACATCATTCATTACCACCTAAATCAATATTAACAGTAATGTAATTCCCACTAACATTAATGACTTTTAAATTAAGAAAACTATAACCAAGCATTTCAAATAATATTGAGGATTTGCCCATTATAATTAGATTTTCATTATTATCATATATTAAAAATTCTTTAGTTAAATTATGAAATAAAACCATTTCTAATTTTTCCATTATTTCTCACCCTTTCTATATAAGAATTAAATCAATAACAATAATCATTTCACCTTTATTACCTAATTTTTGTGATTTGATTTTTCTCAATAAAATTTCAGAACTTAAAAAACTTGCAATATCATCACCACTTCCTTTACATAAATATACTTTCTCGTTAATATTGTTGTAGCATTTGATAATTACCGTTCTTTTTCTAACTTCAAATAATACATCAATTAATCTTTCCGTTACTACTTCCATTTTTCTTCACCTTATAGGAACTAACTTCCTATCCCTTTCTACAATATAATTATACCCTGTCCTTATATAAAAGTCAATAATTTTATTCTAAAACTTACTATTTTTTATCAATCCAATTTGCACCCAAATATAGTAACCCTATAACTAATATAGTTAATACCGCAGTTGTACTATCGTTCATTTTATACCTCCTAAAGCAGTAGTTGTATACCGCCTATACTTTCCTTTTTTATTTTCATTGTTTCAAACCTTACATTTGCTAGTCTGTAATTATCAGTTAGCATTTTTAAATAAACACTTTTGCTTGCTTTTGTAAGCATTGTATTTTCTCTATGATCGTCTAGTGTTAAACTATACATCAATTTACAACTAGGGTCATATTTATCGCTAATATATATTTTACCCTTATTGTAATCTATCCATACACCAAATGTATTTCCTAAGTATATAAAATTAAATGTGTGCTTTGCACCCTCTGTTCTTTTTTCAATCCATTCTTCAGTATCTTCGACAAATTGCCCCTCGCTACTATAATTCCCATAACTTGTACCCTTTATCATATTTAGAAATTTATTGTTACTAACCTTATCTTTAAATTTTTGAGGAGGTGCGTAATAAAAATATAGCACGTTTTCACTTGTCCATATTTCACCTTTTTTAATAACAGGTAAATTAAAAGCAGGGTGCATATGGTATATATTATATTGTGTTGTTGTATTTCCTAGAAAAAAGCACTTAACTCTGTCCTCATATCTATCTATTGTAGAATAAATACTTAAGAATTCATCAACCTCATTTTTTACAAATGAGTTTCTTTTAGCATTTTCTTTCATGTATTCATCAAACATTATATAGTATACTTTTGGGAATGATTTTTTCTTAGTTTTTTGAGCGTCTGTTAGTGGTATTCCAAAACAGAATAATTCACCGTTTAAATATAAATCATGACCTATTTGTGTATATTCAATGTTTGGGTATTCATTGTCTAAGACTTTTTTAAAAGGGTCTTTTACACCTATTTCTTCTAATTCATTTTTGAATTGAGTAATATATACACTTTGTCGTTGTTTTTCTAAAAACTGACGTACTAGCCATTTTTGTAGTGTGTATGTTTTTCCTGTTCCCCTCTCACTATTTATGAAATTAAAATTTCTATTGTAAGTTAATATTTTCCCTAGTGGGAAATATAAATCATCTGTAGTTGACAAGTTCTTCAACCTCCAATCTTATGCAACCTTTTTCAACTTTGCAATCCTTAACTATAAAGGTTACACAATCACCATTGATTAAAATTGGTTTATCTAGATCATTATCTATCCATATATTTTTACCGCTTTCGGTTAAATTAAGTATGTCTAATAAGTTCATTTATTTTTCCTCCTAAAATTAAAAGTCTAAGGCACATTAAATTTAAAAAGTAAGATTTCAACCCGTTTATTAATTAGCACGTTTTACCGTGTGAACTCTAATCAATAGTACTTTTTAATTAGATAATGCCCTTAGACAAATTAAGTATAACATATATTTTATCATGTGTCAAATTTATGCTCTTATAGTAAATTCAGTTTCATCAAGGACAATACCACCCTTAACGTGTTTCGGTGTTAATTTTCCTCCATATGTTGCACCTATTTTAAAGTTATCAAATGTAACTTCTTTATAACAGGATTGAGGCATACCGCAACATGTTATTTTTAATTCAGTTTCAGTTTTATCTTTATTGTATATTTCTTCCACATATGTTTTTTGTCTTATAAATTTAGCTCTTTTAAAGGTAGCCTCATTATCCCATGCTCCTAATTTAGTGGGGTGTATATCCATAAATTGCTTACATTCCTCAATAGGCAGTAGAGTATGAATACTATCGGTATCACTGTAAATATACATATCTACACCGTATTTTTTCAATGAGTATTCTTTTATAGCTTGAGACGTGGAAATTGTAATGTTTCTAGCCCATGCAGTTATAAATGTACCAATTGGTATATATAAACTATCTCTTTCTCTTGTTTTACTTCTTTTATATTTAACTCTATTTTCTAACGGACAAAGATATGGATATTTATTAGTTACTTTAGGGTTAAGTGCAAATTTACCATATAAAGCATTTAGCATAAGCTTAGCTAATGTTCGCATTGATTTATTTCCATTTTCTGTACTTTCTATTTTAACCTTTATCCATTTATCAATATATTCTTTGAATATATTAGTAGTTGACTTAAACTTCCACCCACCATGCCATACAATATTATACACATCATAATGCTTAAAAAATAATTCTAGGTCGATACTTGTTAATGTTAATGTAACTTCATTTCCACAACTTGATGTCAAATATTCATTATCTTTAAATATAGACTTTTTTATTTGTATTGTAGGTATATGATTTTCTTTAACTTCAAATGTACAAGTAAAAGACTGTACATATAAATTATAAAGTTTATCTTCTTTATATTTCCCCTCAAAATGTACACCCTCACCGTATGGTAGTGGTTTATAATACATTACACTTGGGTATAAACTATTAACATCAAGAACATAACCCTCCTCAACTTCTTTATTTGCATATAATGGGTTAAGATAGGTAAAGCCTCCCTTATAAGATTGCCTTATTTCATGATCGTATCTTATTTGAGGAAACCACTTACTAAATCTTTTTGAGCCAATTATATTTTTAAAATCATGTAGTGCATTACTCCCTTGTGTCATTTTGGGAAGATTTTGAGAAAAGATTGTTTCTAATGCTCTAGCAACGATTTCGACGTCATTTTTCAAATAATCGATTTCATTGTTTGTTAGAACATGACCCACTTCTCTGTACTCATTGTAATCAATGCTACCCTTTTTTATTGGTAAGTTGAATGCTCCTGCTATTTCAGCAACAGAGAATGGTAATATTTTTAAACTGTCTATTATTTCTACAGTATTTCCATTTTTCATTTTAATAGTCATACTGTAGAAAGCTCCCATGTCACTTATAAGAGTAGTAAATTCATTAATTGTCATTCCTTTTTTATCTTCTACATGACAATATCCATTTCTTAATAAATAGTCTATAATAAATTCACCATCAAATTTTAGATTGTGGAAATATAAAATTGTTTTTTCTTTTTGATTATTTAAAAATTCAAATAAATAATCAATGTTATTACTATAAATAAAATTATCTTTACTAAATATTTCAAAAAGACCAACCGCCCACACTCGACAATCGTTAGGGTCTGTCGTAGTTTCAAAATCAGCGCTAAATATCATTTAATGCATCTTGCCATGCGTCTAAAATAAATTCATTTTTTGCCTCTTGGTCGATTGGGTCGTAATAAAATTCAATATCTAGAGTTGGGTTATCAAAACGTGCATTGTATATATCTTCCGCGTCTAAATCTTTTATGAGTTCATATATTCTAGGTGCATTTTGTCTAGCTAATTCTTTATAATTTTCAGCGTATAATTCTAATCGTTCATCACGATAGCTTGCTCTTGATAACTTTGCTGTAGTTTCCTTGTATTTTTCCCAATTTCTTTTATTTAAATCTTTAAAGTTAAATGGTTTAGGTTTTAATGCTAGTTCTTTCTCTAAATAAGTATTACCTTTTTCAAATGTTAAATTTGCTTTTTTTCTTTCGTAACTTCTTTTAAGATTAATTCTTCGTACTTGAATACCAACTTCTCTTTTTTCGTACTTAGTAGTAGTTACACCCTTTTCGTTTTTTATTAATTTAAATGCGTCTTTTTTAAACGCTCTCTGTACTGATTTCTCTAATAAATTTAAATCTTTGGCAGTAGTGATAGACTGCCTCAATTCTTTAATGCTTAATTTTTTAGGTAGATACTCACTAGCAATATTTGACTTTTTAGCCTCTCTTGCTATTTTAGCATTGAAACGTTTTACCGTTTTCTTAAGTCTTTCTTTTTGATTTGTATTCCACCTAATCTTAGGTTGTCTAGACATGTTATTTCCTCCCCGTTAATTAATGTAATGAAAAAACCACGTTTTTCTATTTTTGTATATAATATTATATCACTTAAAATACTGACATTAATGCTTATTTTAAATCGATTATATAGAGAACGATATAAATTATTTCTTTCTACTGTTTTTCTTGAATGGAATTTTTCCATGTTTTTTAATGATGAAAAATGTAAAATTAATTTACCGTTTTCATATTTATATGGTGTTTCTTTTAAATTATAACATATACCATTTCTTGTAAGTTTTACCACTATTTTAACCTCCTATTAAAAAAGGGAACTAAGTTCCCTTTAATTATGCGATTTCAATGTCATAGAATGTGTTACCACTCTTAGCTTTACCGCTAGTGATTTTTAAAGGTAACTTTTTAAACTCTTCTTCACCAATCTGTTCCGCAATATTTTCTAACATATCAATAAATGAATTAATGATAGTTTTTGAATTTGAACCAATATATCCGATTGATGTTTGGAATACAATAGAAGTCATTGTTGATACTTCGCCCGTATCTTCATTAGTCATGACCCCGTCGTAAATAACATAACCGTCTACAGTAAATTCATTACCTACTGCCTCTTTTGCTCCAACACCTTCATTAGAGTTAATTGCTTTATATGCTTGGATACTTTCTAAATTTGTTTGTGTGATTGTCTTTTTTAAACTCATTATTCTACATCTCCTTTATTTTCTTCATCTGTAATAATTCTTGCATTTGCCATAAATACATCATAAGGGCAAGCCACCTTGTATTTTTGTGATACAACTTCCTGTAACTCAATATGTTTATTTTTACCATATTTTTGTTTAAGCATTTTTAATGCTTTTTCAGGTGTCATAGTATTTGTAGTAACTTCTAATGGTTTAAGTTCTTCAACTACTACTTGTCCGCCCTCATATTTAATTTCGATCCCTTTGATAACATGTTGTTCCACTGTTCTAACAATTTCTTTCATTTCTTTTTCCTCCTTATTCTTTAGTGGTATTTTAGAGTGACTGCGGAATTGAACCGCACATTTCCTTTATCACTCATATTGGGGAGGTGGTTAGGGATAAGATGAAGTTTTTCTTTTAAATGAAGTTGGAGTTATTTAATGGCTTTCCCTAACCACAAATACAGTATATCATATTTATGTTTAAAATGCAACCCTTTTATTGAAGAAAATACACTAATTTGAAAAATAATACTATATATGATATAATATTATATGAAAGGAGGTTAACTATGACAGTTACTGACATTTCGCAGTTGATTAGTACAATCGGTTTTCCAATTGTGTGTGTTATCGGTATGGCTTGGTATATCTATGAAACCAATAAATCACAACGTGAAGATATTAAGTCATTAAATGAACAACACAAACAGGAAATGAACCAAGTGGTCGAGGCTCTTAATAACAACACTGTTGCCTTTGCTAAATTGTATGAAAAACTTGATAACATTTTAGAGAAAGGAGTATAAAAATGAAAGCTGATGAATTTTGTAATAAGGCACTAGAATATGAAAAGTTACCAACATTATATAAGTTAGGTAAGTTCATGAACAGTTATAGTGGTAAATATTTACTATGTGACTGTAGCGGTTTAATCAAAGGTATTTTATGGGGCTATCCTCATAGCGGTGCATATAAATCAAACGGCGTTCCCGATATTAATGCAGATACCATGATTAAACAGTGTTCTAAAACTTCATCTAATTTTGAACATCTTCCCATTGGGGCAATAGTTCATATGAAAGGTCATATTGGTATTCATGTTGGAAATGGTGTATGTGTAGAAAGTTCACCAAAGTGGGAAAACGGTATTCAAAAAACTTTTATTATTGGTTGCGGTTATTCAAACACTCAAAATTTGCACACACGTAAATGGACTAAATGGGGCTTTTTTGATTATGTAGATTACAGCACTCATTCAAGTGTTTCTTACTATCCTCAATGTTCAAGTACAGAAAAATCAATAGTTGATTATTTAATATCTATTGGTGAAATTGGTAACTTTGCTAATCGTAAAGTTATTGCTCGACAAAATGGTATTTTAGAGTATAGCGGTTCATACGAACAAAATGTATATTTATTAGACCTTGCTAAACAAGGTAAGTTAAGAAGATAGGAGTTGTTATAATGCCATGGATTGGTAAAAAGGGTTCGCTGACATTTGAAGAAAGCACCAATAACGCAAATATTGTTATAAATTATTACCGCAGTGTAGGTTTTCCCGATACCACAATAGCAGGAATAATGGGTAACATGTATGCAGAAAGTGGCATAAACCCTAATAGAGAAGAAACAGGAGGCACGGGGTATGGTCTAGTACAATGGACACCCGTTAGCGTTTTACAAAACGCATGTGCTGTATTAGGGTTATCACCTTATACAAGCGGTGATATTCAACTTCAAGTTATTCCACAAGAAGTATTAAATCACCCGAACATTGCGCAATGGTACACAAGTGAGGCTTTTATATCTCGTTTTTATAACAGTGGAGCAACGCCCGATATGGTAGGGATAACGGGTCAACAGTTCTTATCTAATGAAATGAATTGGACACCGTCTAAATTAGCCATTATGTTTATGGCAGGATATGAACGCCCTAGCTACGACCCCGAAGTCAATCATTGGCAGTTACGACAACAATGGGCTGATTATTGGTTTGAATATATGGGAGGGATCATACCCCCCGAACCAACAGCCCCCAATAAAAGAAGAACCACACCAATATTTTTATTTTTAATGAATAGGAGGTTAAGATAATGTCACGTTTAACAAAAGAAGAACATGATGAAATTTTAAAGGGCATTTTAGGCGACGGCGACCTAACGCCCGAAATGGAAGATTTTATGGACAGACTTCGTAAAGATTTTGATGAAAGCCTAGTTGTTGATGAAAAAGAGGCTAACGAAGATGTAGAAAATAAAGGCGATAAAGAAGTTGACTATAAAGAAAAATACGAAACTTTAAAAGAAAGATATAAAGAGCGTTTCTTTACATCACCCGAAGAGGTTAAAAAAGAACAAGAGGAAGATGTAAAGGACGACAGCGAAAGCGATAAAAAAGAATATAAAGAATTATTTAAAGAAAGGGAGGGCTAATATATGCCTACAATGCCAAATATTGTAACACTTAATACAAACAGTGCTGAAACATTAAACAATATCCGTGCTAATGCCTCAGCTACTTATCAATCTTTAGTTCCCGAGGCTGATGTTAATGATATTGCAACATTACATCAAATTGGGGAAATTGTAACAACTTATGACGCAGTTAGAAATGAATTTTTAAGTGCATTATATAATCGTATCGGTCGAGTTTTAATCACTTCAAAAATGTATGATAACCCATGGGCGTCATTTAAAAAAGGTATGCTAGAGTTCGGTGAAACTATTGAGGAAATTTTTGTAAATATTGCTAAACCTCATCAGTTCGATCAACAACGTGCAGAAACTGAAATTTTCAAAAGAGTTATTCCTGATGTACGTTCAGCGTTCCACACAATGAATTATCAAAAATTTTATAAAAACACTATTTCAAATGACCAATTAAGACAAGCCTTTCTTTCTTGGAACGGTATTACTGATATTATCGGTCGCATTGTTGATAGTATGTATACAGGCGCTAACTATGATGAATTTATTGTAATGAAATATTTATTATGTAGGTTAGCATTAGACGGGGCAATTAAACCTACTGTAATTCCTGAAGTAAGTTCAGCTAATGCAAATTCTATTGTTTCAACTATTAAGGGTATCTCAAATATGATGACTTTCTTATCTACAAATTACAATGCCAACGGTGTATATACTCACACACCTAAAGAAGAACAATACGTAATTGAAGATGCAACATTTAATGCTACTATTGATGTAGAGGTACTAGCTAAGGCCTTTAATATGGATAAGGCACAATTTAGTGGGCAAACAAAATTAGTAGACAGTTGGGGAACTCATGACACAACACGTTTAACTGAATTATTTACTAATGATGATGGATCATTAGACCCTCGTTATAAAGCATTTACAGAAGAAGAACTAACGCTATTAGATACTATCAAAGCTATGATTATTGATAGAGATTTCTTAATGTGTTATGATAATTTTGTTAATTTCACTGAACAATATAACGGTCAAGGTTTATACTGGCAATATTGGTATCACACTTGGAAAACATTTAGTGCGTCACCATTCCATAATGCTTTACTGTTCACAACAGAAGAAGGAACTGTTACACAAGTTGAGGTATCACCAAGTTCAGCAGAAGTTGCTAAAGGTGCAACTCTTCAATTAAAAGCAACAGTTACATCAACAGGGTTTGCAAATAAAGACGTGACTTGGTCTGTTGCAGGTGCAACTTCACCAACAGAGGCAACTTATGTAGACCCAAATGGTTTATTACACGTTGGGGCTGATGAAACTGCTAAAACTCTTACGGTAACTGCTACTAGTGTTTACACGGGCGAAGTTAGCGGTTCGGCTACAATTACAGTACAAGGAAATTAATTCCTTGTACTTCCTTTAAAGGAGGTAAATTAAAATGAGTTTTACACCAAATACTCAACTAAGATTACTAAATGTTCCTTTAGATGAAAATTACCAAAACACTATGGACTTTTCATCAATAGAAGAACAGACCAATTATTTTATTGGTGCAACTTTACCTAATAGTGCTTTTACAGATTTTACGTATCAGCGATTGGAAGAAGAAGTAAGAGTTCCGTTAAATGCTGAACTTTTATATAATGCGAATTATATTATGTTTCAAAATACAAATTATCATAACAAGTGGTTTTATGGGTTCGTTACCAACATTAGATATATCAACCCTCAAACGACAGGTATCAAGTTTAAAATAGATGCTATACAAACTTGGTTATTCCAAATGCATTTAAACCAATGTATTGTGGAAAGAGAACACGTTACTGATGATAGTGTTGGAGCACACACCTTAAATGAAAATATAGAAGTTAATGAATTAATCTGTAATAACTTCTACCGTGAGGGCTATAGCGGTCAATATTATTATATTATGAATACGACAGTAGACCCTAACACTGCTACTGATGTTACTAGTGGTGGAAGATATAACGGTGTGTTAAGTGCAGGGCGTTGGTTTGCTTGGACTTCTATTGACACATTCAAAGAGAAGTTAAACGGCATTATTAGCGGAGGGAAAGAAAGTGCTATAATCAACGTGTTTATGCTACCCACTGAATTAATAACCACTAATGAAAATGGTGAAGTAACAGAAAGTTTAACAGGACTAACTGAAAATGTAAGTCACCCTAAATTAACTTCATGTAATGGTTATACACCAAGGAATAAAAAATTATTGACTTATCCATATTGTTCTATAAGAGTATCTAATAATAACGCCTCATTTGTTGAAATGCGACCTGAAAGGTTTGCTGAAACAACTGCTACATTTGTTATTAGAAAAGCTAGTAATTCAAATTGTGTTATGGCTATAACACCTAGTAATTATAATGGTAATAGTGACGGTGACTTTAGATATACTGTTGAATTACCACCGTTTCCAACTTGTCAATGGACTAATGACCCTTACGCTACATGGCTTAACCAAAACGGTACAAGTAACGGGTTAGGTTTTATAGGTAGTATAGCAAGCGGTGCTATGAGCGGTTTTGCGTTAGGTGGGCCGGCAGGAGCAGGGTTAGGCGCTTTAACAGGCGGACTATCAAGTGCTTTATCTTTAATTGGAAAATCAGTTGATATGGACGCTCAACCACTTAGTGCTAGGGGTTCAACTTCAACTAACACAATTAATTCATCACTCCAACAGAACTTATTCAAAATAGAAATGCTCAGTGTAAAAGCAGAACAGGCAAAAGTGATAGATAATTTCTTTGATGTATACGGTTATAAAGTTGCTATTTTAAAAACCCCACAATTAAGAACTAGGCGCTATTGGAATTATATTAAGACTAATGATTGTAATATTACGGGTTCAATTCCTAAAGATGATTTAACAACTATTAGAAATGCTTTTAATAGAGGTATTACGATATGGCATGACGCTGATGTAGGGAATTACAACCGCAACAATTCTGTAAGATAGGAGGAATAAAATGAGTAGACGTAAAATAAAAAATTTAGTTGACGAAAGTTATATTGTCAATAAAAATACTTATAACGAAATAGTTCAAGACCACTTGTTGATTGCTATTAGTCGTTATGAATGGCTTAATCTTCCTAAAGAAATTGACTACAGATATTTAGAATATATTCTTGCAACTAATGGTGTAGCAATATTCTTTTATGACGAGGCTATAGAAGAATATATGACACTTCAATGCACTTATGGGGGTCAATATGATGTCTATAGAATTCCTAAAGACCGCCGAGCATATGCAGTTAATGGCTTTAACAAAAAATTGGATAACACAAACAGTGTATTTATTTTCAATAACTTTTTACACACTAATGAAATGCTAAGAATTACAAACAGTTCACAACGTATATATGAAATAGAAAGGGCAATTGATGTTAATGTTAAAGGACAAAAAACACCAATATTAATACAATGCAGTGATAAGCAAAGATTAACCTTACAAAATTTATATATGCAGTATGATGGTAACGCACCTTTCATATTTGCCGACAAAAACTTAGATATTGGAGGTTTAAAAGCAATTAAAACAGACAGTCCATTTGTGGCAGATAAACTAGAAGATTTAAAGGTTACTAAATTAAATAACTTTTACACTAAAATGGGAATTTCTAACAGTAATATAACTAAACGTGAGCGTGTTAATACTGATGAAGTAAAAACCAATTTAGGGGCAGTAGAAGTTTATAAAGAAATTGGATTGGTTGCTAGAAAACAGGCATGTGAACAAATAAATGAAATGTTCGGATTGAATATAGATGTTAGATTTAGAGTGAGCGGTTATGATGAACTTGATGATTATGAAGAAATGTACGAGAATGAAGAAAGTGAGGAGGTCATAGAAAATGAGTAAATACACTACGGAGTTAAGGTGGGTTATTGAAAATGGCTATGACCTACAACTTAATGAATATCCAATCTTTGATGAAAATTACAGAGAAGAATTAAATCAAAAGATTATAAACCACTATTACTTTAGAGAAATTGGATTCGAAACAGTTGGTCTATTTAGATTTTATTTAAAACAAACAATGAATGAAATAATGCCATATTATAACCAACTATATAAAAGTGCATTAATAGAAATTGACCCACTCAATACCATTGACTTTACAGAAACATTAACTAGGACTAAGATAGGAAATGATACTAAAAACTTTAATGAAGATACTACAGTAAACAGTAATGGTGATAGCAATTCAAATTCTACAAAAAATACTAATTTTAAAGATGTTGAAAGTGACACACCACAAGGAATGTTAAGTATTGGTAATATAGATGGTGAATTATACGCTAGCTATGCTAGAATTAGTAAAAATGAAGATACTACAAGTTCAACTGCACATCAAGAAACTACCGATACACAAAATAGAAAAAATGATGAAAAAATTAATAGGGAAGATAATGAAAATTATACAAGAACAGAAAAGGGAAACAGAGAAAGTCAAAGTGAATTATTAATGAAATATAGACAAACTTTTTTGAATATCGATATGCAAATTATAAATGAGTTGAATGACTTATTTATGGGTCTATACTAGGAGGTGTAATAATGAGCCCAGAAATTGGAAAATTTATATTTTGGTGTCAAAAGGTACTGCCATTGGTTTATGATGATAGTTTAAGTTACTACGAGGTTTTGTGTAAAGTTGCGGATAAATTAAATCAATGTATTAACAATATTAATGCAAATAGTCAACAAATTGCTCAAAATAAACAAGATATTCAATCATTACAAAACGCACTAGATAAAGTTAATCAAGAATTAGAAAAAATTAAAAATGGTGAATATGTTGATTTATATTTAGACAGTATTATTAATTGGATAGACAATAACTTATTATGCTTATTTGAACGGGCAGTAAGATTTGTAAGTTTTGGGTTAACTACTGACGGTTACTTTTGCGCATATATACCGAGTAATTGGGATTGTCTAGAATTTGATACTATCATTGACACAAACGACCCTTTATACGGTCATTTGATTATGAAATATTAGGAGGCACATTATGAAATTTAATATGTTGTTAAATCTAGACCAAATTATTGTAATGTATAAATATGGATATAATTATGGAATGAAATGTGCTTTATTAAAAAAGGAGGAAAAATAATTTATGAATGGAAATTGTGGAAGTCAAAATAATGTATATATTGGAGCAAGATATGTTCCTAAAGTTATAGGTGATTGGTCGGCAGATGTTGCATATGAGCCATTAACTATTGTTTTATACCAAGGTGCAAGCTACACCTCAAAAACTTATGTACCAAAAGGAATTATTCCAAGTGAAAATACTAAACAGTATTGGGCATTAACAGGCAATTATAATGCTCAAGTGGAATTATACAGACAAGAAGTTGAACGTTTAAAACAACTAATTACTAAAACTTATGGTACTTTAGAGTTAATGAAATCTGATGAAACAATTAAACAAGGTGAATATTTACAAACTTTCTCGCTAAGTGTAAATGGTGATAATGGGGGCGGTATTTTCTTTGTTGAAAATCAAAACTCAAATAAATTTCAATTTCAATTAAACAATGGCTTATATGCAACGTTAATCAACCCACAAAATATTACTCAATTAAACTTACAAAGTAGTGAAGATATTAGCCCAATATTAAACATGATACTAAAAGCAGTTGATTACTTTGAGTTCGACGGTTTAGACTATAATATTAAAACTCCAATTATTGTACCAAGTAATACAGTTTTAAACTTCAATGGTTCAACTATTACTAGAAGTTTAGTAAACACTGACCCAATGTTACAGTTACAATCACGTGTTGACGGTAAACGAACTAAAAACATTGAAATTTGTAACGGTAAATTTGTGGGTAGTGGAAATGCGAACGACCAAGGTAGTGCAATTACTGCTAACAAATGCGACCATTTATATATTCATGATATTGAAACATTTAATACTGACGGTGACGGTTTATTGCTCCGAGATAATACATCATGTCGTGTAATTAATTATATTGTTAATGATTATGGAAGAAATGGTGTATCAATGGATAGTGGCGAAAACTATTTAGAAAATGTAAGAGTAATTGGAAAACCTCTATCAGGAGCAAACCCTGCTATAAGTTTCGATATCGAAAATGATGTAGCAGAAGAGGGTAATAAAGCAGTAATTGAAAATTGTTATTTTACAAATATATTTATTGTTGATTTCTTTAATGCTGATATATTTGCTCATGAATTGGAATTTAGAAATACAACAATCGAAAATAACTATCATGGTGTACATTTAGAGGGTAAGGCAGGAGTTAAGGCAAAAAAGATTATCTTTGATAACAGTAATATTATTAACAGTAGGAAAGACGGAACATTCTTCTATATAAAAAATGTCAATGGTGTAGAAATTGACGGTGTATATATGGAAGTATTTGATAATGCTAAAGTCAATGGTATCACAATTATTGGTGAAGTATCACTAGAGGCTAGAGACTTAAATATTGTTAATTTAGGTAGCGATCAATACACTGTTTTATGTTATAGTAGTACTGACGCACTTGTCAATTCTAAATTTTATAATAGTTATGTTAAATTCTATAATAAAAAGATTTCTAACAACTATTTTCAAGATTGCAGATGTTTAATTATAACTGAACAAACTGCTACAAGTATTGGTAACACATTTAATAACTGTTATTTAAATGAAAATGGTACAGGATTAGATAAAACTAAACAATACTTTGGTGTGTACCAAGATAAAGGTATTCAATGTAATAGATACTTCTATATTAGTGAAAATACAGGTGACTATGGAAGTCCTATTGAAGTAAATATTCCATTACCAAGTAGTGCAAAAGGTGCTAGAGTAATGACCTTAATTGCAAGTTCAGCACATAGAACTTTAGAAAGTAATATTGCATATGAAATGTCAATGATTAACTATTTCATTAACGAAAGCACTAGTACAAAAATGAACCGTCAATCATTGTTTAAATATGGTACTAAAACATTTGAATATTCATATGCTAAAGATGTTCTAACAATTACTATTCCTGTAAATAATACAGGTAGCTATAGTTTCACACTATTAGGTTAACCCACACCTATAGGTGAGAGA